AATATATCGGCTATTTGTGATTTTCTTTTTCTCTGAAATTGGCATTATATCATCCCTTTCGCGCGCGTTTATTATATTATAGCAAATCGGCCTGCATTCCGCCATGCAAAAATGCACAAGCATTCCGTCATGTTTTTGTGCAAAAAGTAGATTGCATTCCGTCATGCTTGACAATGGCATTCCGTCATGCTAAGATAATGCCACAGCAAGCGCCACGGCAGACAGCCGGACGCAAGCCGAACAAAACCAACGATTGCAGGAGGATTATTTTATCATGCGTAAGCTCAACAAAATCATCACCACCGCCGCAATGGTCGCCGCCATTCTGGCGGGCACCGCACCGAAAGCCGCCGCGACCGGCTGCCCCTACACTGTCGGCCCCCTTGGCCGCTACATTGCCCCGGCTATTGTGCAGGGCATGACCGCCACCGATGACGGCGCGGTTGAAGTCTGGTGCACCGACGCGCTGGACGGCGACGACTGGTATTTTCTGGTGGATGCCGAAACCGATCTGCGAATTTATGACCGGGTGCAGCTGGTAGTTGATGCCAACGGCACCCCGGACAATTTCGCAGATGACAAAGTGATTGATGCACTTTACTGCCACGACTGCGAGAACGTGGAAGATTGAACCGAAAGGAGCGCAACAACATGATGACACTTGAACAAATCCGCCAGCGCAACAAGGCAGAGAACGCCGCAGCCCGCCGCCTGCAGGCCGCCGGGTATCGGCTGGAAGGATGGGACCCCCGCACCGGGCAGCGGATTGCCGCCCAGATCACCGGCGAGAACACAAACGACGAGCGCCGCACGTTCTACACCTTCCCCACCTGGCAGGATGCCGCCGCCGCTCTTTTGGGCTGAACGCCCCGGACGCTCTAGCAGGGTTGCACCGTAAAGCAGCCCCGCCCCACACCTGGCACACCGCCGGGACAATTTGAGAACTGAATACAGGAGGTTTTACACCATGAGGAACAATGATCTTATCGAAACCGCCGTTTGTGCCCAGTACACCCCCGAACAGCTGCACAAGCTGGCCGCCCACTACTACACCGCCGACGAGATTGCCAGCGCCGCCGCAAAAATCATTGTGGAGCCTGGCGAAGACGGCACCGCACCCGATCCGGTGGAGATTGCAGAAGAAACCCTTTGCGCCGCTCTTTTCCACACGTTCGACGGCTGGAAAAGCCCCAGAAACGGCGGGCTGAGCGTCAAGCGCGGCGAAAAGGCCGTGATTCGCTGCAAGCTCTGGAAATACAAGGACAGCCCCAAGCCCGAAGACCTGCCCGCCGACGCTGACCCGCTGACCCGGGCAGCCGCTGAGCAAGGCGGCGGCGATTACTATATGACAGTGGCTTATTTGTTCGGCCGCTGGCAGGTTGAGAAGCGCGAACCGAAGAAGCCCACAGAAAAGCGGTTCAAATCTCTTGATGATATCAGGGCGTATAATAAAATGCTGGCCGACCAGCGCAAAGCCGCAAAGGCCGCCGCCCAGCAGGACAAGCCCCAGCAGACCAGCGCCCCCAGCGCCGCCGATTTGAAAAAGGCAGCGGACAAGGCAAAGCGGGAATTTATGGCCGTCTCCGAAGACGACCGCCCGGCACAGGCCGCCGCGCTGGCAAAGTGGCGCGAAGCCCGCAAAGCCTGCGAAGATGCAAAGCAGGCCGTGCCCGCGCCCGCTGCCGCCTGTGAACAAATTTCGATGTTCTGAACCCCGGGACACCCCAGCAGGGCCGCACCCGACAAAAGCGGCCCCGCCCCACACCCGGCACCCCGCCGGGACAATTTGAGAACTGAATAACAGGAGGTTTTACCATGAAGACCTACAAAACCTACACCATGCACACCGTCGGCAGGCTCACCGTTTATGTCAGCGATGACACGCACTGTGTTCACCACGCCGTCGCTTGGGATTCTTCAAACCCCGTTACACTTTACCCCTACATTCGCGGCTATCGTGGGGACGGATGGGACAACGCTTGCGATTATCTGACCCTTTCCGCCGTCCGTGCTCGTTTGGCCCGTGGAACACTTATCTTTTCTTGACCCGCAAGGCCGACGGCATCCCGCCGCTGGTGCAAGTCCAGCCGCCCCCACCAGGGCGGGCGCTCATGGGTTATAACCCACGAAAGGAGTTTTTCTATGTCTTGCATTCAGCTTTCCACTCAACACACCGCCGCCGTTGCTCACGGTCTGGCGTTCATCCTCAACGGGGCCGGTGGTATGGATCAGCTTTCATGCTTCGCTATCACCTCTCAGGTCTGCCGGGCGTTCAAGTCCTGTATGTACCCGCACGATTCCCTGTTTGACGACCGCAAAATCTATGCCGTTCTTTACAAGCTGAACGAAACCGCTTATGAAGACCGCTACCAAGTCCCGTCCGACGAACTCGACGGCGTTCCCGCAATGCCGCAGAACTTCCCGCATCTGCTTCACCTGCTCCCCTGGGACAGCAAGCACTTCACTATTGACCGCGATTTTTACGCATTCACCAAGCTTCTTGACAGTTTCATTTACCAGTGTAGCGAAGACGTGAACCGGGGCAGCGAAGTTTTAGCAGCGCTTTCTGCTATTTCCCGCGCCTTGTATGCCTTCATCGTCCACAACTCCGCCGACTATGCCGCCGCCGAATGGGCCATCTGACCTGCCCCCGGATACCTCAGCAGGGCCGCACCGTAAAGCGACCCCGCCCCAGCCCGCAAGGGCCACACGAAAACTGCAAGCCCTACCAGGGCGAGCGAAACGCTTTGAAAATCAAATATCGGAGGTCACGCATGGAATATAAAATCACACCATCCAGCCGCGGCGGTTTCACGGTTCGTGCCGGATACACCCACAAGGGCGGTGAGTTAAACCCGACCGGCGGCCCCGGCGTAACAATGCCCGCTTTCATCGTTTACGAAAGCTGCCACTGCGACACCCGCCGTGAAGCATCCGTCGCAGTTGAACACATGAAAAAGAAATACCATTGACCCGGACACCTTGACAGGGCGCACCGATCAAAGCGCCCTGATCCCATCCGGCACCCCGCCGGACACTTTGAAAACTGAATATTTGGAGGTCTAACAATGGCTACTATTATCAACGAATCCACCGCCCGTCTGGCAAAGCAAATGCGCTCTTTCGATGACTACAAGGAAGGCAGCGCCACCGCCAGTTACAACGCCCAGTGCGCCGAAGCCGCCGCGATTCTGGAAAAGGTCAAGGCAAAATGTGCCACGGATGAACAGCGGGGGCGTGCCGAATACCTGTATAACCGGTATTGTTCCGTTCTGGCTGAAGCCATCAACCGGGACAACGAGATCGGCACCCGGTGCCCGTCCGTGCTGATCTGTGGCGCTGGCAACTTCCCGACCCGCAAGAAGGAAAAGCAGATTGCAGCGTGGGACAAGAACATGGAGAACTGGCGCAAAGCAGACCACTATCTGGATATGCTCAAGCGGGCGCATACTCTGGCTGTTAAATCCGATGATCCCGAAGTTCTTGATTTTCTCCGGGCAAAGCTGGCCGGACTGGAGGAAGCGCACGCGCTCATGGTGTCCGCCAATGCCTACTACCGCAAGAACAAAACGCTGAAAGGCTTTGAAGGCATCCCCGCCGATACCATGGCATGGATCACCCTCCCCGGCGTGTATCTGCCCGGTGGCCGCAACGGTGACGGTTCCCCCCTGGCTTTCTACGGCAAGCCCTTCCCGACCTACGAACTTACAAACAGCAACGCCAACATCAAGCGAGTAAAGCAGCGTATTGAAACGCTGGAAGCTGTCAAAGCATCTAAGCCGATTGAAGAGGAACACGACGGCTACACCTACCGTGAGAACACCGAAGCAATGCGTGTTCAACTCCAGTTCGACGGCAAGCCGGACGACGAAACCAGGGCACTTCTCAAGCGCAACGGGTTCAGGTGGGCGCCGTCGCTGGGTGTCTGGCAGCGTCAGCTCAACGACAACGGCAAGTATGCCGCCCACCGCGTCATGGAGGTTCTGGACGGCCAGCAGTAAAACGGATACTCTGACGGGGTTGCACCGTAAAGCAGCCCCATCCCAGCCCGCAATGGCAACACGTCACCGGCCCCGGTATCTATATACCAAGACCGGCAAATCTAAAAACTCGAATCCCTACCGGGACGAGCGATAATACATAACACGGAGGTATCCCACATGAAACTCAAAGAGACCCGCATTCTTGACGCTGAGGGCGCACGCTACGCCTGCATTGCCAACGACTACTGTACCCGCTGCGATTGTGAAGAATATGACCGCATCCTGTCCGACGCGGACACGTCCAGCCGCAAACCGGGCGGCATCACGGTTGACGATCTGACCCGCATTGCCGAAGCGATCAAGGTCGTCAGCGAAACGGACGACGACGTGCCCGCTATCGCTTTTGCGCTTTCCCGGCGCACCATGTCCCACTTTGAGCAGGCCTAACCTTAACTCGCCCGTTTTTGTGGGCTTTTCCATCATGAAATAGGAGGTTTTTGTTATGTTTAAACCATTTTTCGTTGACTGCTCTGGCAAAAAGCACATTTTCCCGGACGAACGCGCACTGAAGCGCTCACTGGCGCTCGCATGGCGGCGGGGTGAAGACGTTTTCTGTTTCAAGTATCGCTTGAAATCAAGCTATACTTGTGGGCACAGCTATCAGCTGAACACGATTCAGCAAACTTGCGACGGTTTTGTCGTTTGTTTTGGATTTGAAAGCCCACTGGGCAAAGAATCCTATTGCTTTTAATCGTACTCGCCCCGGTATCCCGCCGGGGCTTTTTGTGTTATACTTTCATCAACGAATTTTCTATTTTTCGTGCCAGAAATTGAACCATGCTTTACAAAATGCGTAAAAAAGGAGATGTTTTTGTGATTGAAGGTGAAGTTTTCGCTCCTTGGCGACTTGTTGCCAGCTTTGCAGACGGTAGCCGGTTATTATTCGATGGTTTGACCGAACAGCAGGCAAAAGCAGCCATGGAGAGCGCCCAGCGGGAGCACGGCTGTATTTCGTGGTGGGATCATGTGACAGACCTGAATTATGAGGACGGACGTTATTATCGCACCACACCAGAGCCGCCCACGATCCACGTCTTGAAAATTGACGAATAAAGAAATACCCGGTAGGCCATACAGCCCGCCGGGTATTTCTTTGCTCATTTTTCATTGTTTCGGGTATTCGTGTTTGTTTCCCAGCGGCGTTTTTTCGTTTCGCGGAAATGTTTCACATTCGCGTAAGCTTTCCCGGCCTAATTTGCCTTTATATCATACGCGCGAAGGTGAAATGCTTTCACGTTTTTCGTAGACCCTTCCGGGGGTGCAGCGTTTGCATTCTCTAAGCCGGTGCGCTTTACTTACGCGCATTATACGCACGCGCACGGATTTCTTCCGCCTGCGGCATATCGTCAAGGCTTTCAGCAAGCCGCACCAAAGCTTCTGCTTTTATCCGCTTTGTGTGCGATACGCTGTACCCGATTTTATGCGCCGTTTCCTCCGAACTGTGGCCACGCAGCCATAATTCCGAAATCACTGTTGTGTACACAGTCTTTAGTGACCAGATTTGTGCGCGGATCACAGCAAAGTCCCCACGCAGCACCACTTCTTGTACTTCCAGTTCCCGCAAACGGTCAAGGCTCCCCAGTTCTTCGGCTCTCTGGACAATGTCTGCGGTGCTGTCGCTGTGTCCGCTTCCGTGCGGCATTCCGCCGTACTCAATGCCGCGCAGACAGTTCAGATCGCCTTCCAGCAGGTCTTTTTCTGCCGCAATGGTGCGCAGCTTCTTTTGGATATCCGCCGCGTAGTCCAAAACCATTTTTGCATCTTCAATCCGCATCTTCTGCGCCCTCCTGCGGCTCTGCCGTTACTGTTTTTTGGTATCTGCCTTTTTGGCTTCCAGCGCCGCCTTTCGGCGGGCTGCCTGCTTTTGCCTGATCTGTAAACCCAGCGACTTTTTGAAATACGCCGGGAGTGGCTTTTTCTTAGGCTTTCCCATGTTCTGCACCTCTTTTCTGCGGTTTATCTTCCCAGTTCGACAATAGCACCCAGGCTTTCGATATCTGCCTTCGTTGTCCGGCGCTTTTTCAGCGCGGCAAAGATCATACTCTTGTTTTCTGCGTAAAAGTTCGCCCCGACCGCAAAATACCGCAGTTCCGGGTTAAACTGCTGTCGAATGCGCAGGCAGAAGATCATGTGACCATCTACCGGCACATCCAGCTCATAGACCGCGATCTGACCGGTTTCTTTGCTGATTTCACGGCAAAGAAACACCGCGTTTGTCTCAAGCCTTGCCTTTTCTTCATCCGTCACAGCTTTTCACTCCTTCCTGCCTGTTTTGCAAGGCGTTTCCACTCCCGGATTTCATCCTTGCTGTCCGGCGTGATGATTTCCGTGAACTTATAGCCTTTTGGCTCTGCGATCAGGTCAATAAACAACCGGCGGCGGTAAATGTAGTCCCGCTGTGCCCGCCGGGTGAATTTCGACTTGATTTCGATTACTTCCACTGTTCCGTCAGCATACACCAGCACATAGTCTGCCGTATATCGCGCCGCTGGCAGTTTGACATTGCCATACTCCTTTGCGGGCAGCAGGGGAAAGGCAACGTGCGGCGTTGCCTTGATGATCCTGCCAGATTCAATGCCTGGCAGGATCACAGATATGTAATACTCGTATTCTCCCCGGCTCTCGAAAGTTTTCCCGATTTTTCCAGCAGACTTTGCTGCATCCGCCAATGTCTGCTGCGCAGGGGTACACTTTCCCCTTGTGCGCCGTGCAATCTGGGCTTCTGCCTGCGCCCGGTATCGCGGCGGCAGGTCTTCAAGGCTCAATCTTGTGCTCATGTCTCCCCCTTTACCATTTCCGGCTCAGAATGGCATAGCATTGTGCTTCCGTTACTTCCCAGCCGTCTTCCCGGGTTTGGTCAGACTGGTGCAGTTCCCCCGGATCGTAAACAACGCTCTTTTCCAGTTTCCAGCCAGGGAAACGCTGGCTCCACCAATAGGCGTCATTCTGCATATCGCCGCAGGCGTCCCGAAGTTGTTTTCTACTCCACTTCGTGTCATTGGGTACCTGCTCTTCCGGCAAAATCAGGTTTTTGGTTTCGATGCAGACACGCTCTGTGTGGTTGTAGATATACCCGACCGTTCCGTACTTGCCTTGCGTTGTCTGGTCTGTTCCCAGAATTTTTTTCATGTCAATGCGATCCGCATTCATGGTTCCCAGACTTTCATACTCGTTTGTTCCGGGAATACGGCGACGCCAGAGGTCTTCCAGCATTTCGCGCACTTCGCGGCGGTCGATCTGGTCAAGCCCGATGCACTCTACAAAGCCGTGCATATGTAACCGGCCATCTTTGCCCTTGCGCACAGCCCAGAGCATCATTTTGATTTTCTCCCGGGCAATCTTGAACCGCTTGCAGATTGCGGCAATTACACGGCGCTTATAGTTCTTTGTTTCCCGGACGCATCCCAGAAAGTCGTCCGGCAAGAAAACTTCTTCAAACGTCCCGGAAAGGAAGAACCCATTCTTCGTGAAGTTCGCAACAACCTTTCTTTGCTTTTTCCGCAGGGAAGACATCTTGTTCCGGGCTTTCTGCCTTTCACCAGACTTCTTCTGCTTCTTCCCTCTGGTATTTCGTTCCTGCGGGGTAATGGCGTAGAGACACACAGCCATATAACTATCACCACAGATAATCTTTTTTTCTCTGATATAGTTTCTGCGCATCCCTATCACCTCCTGTCCCGGTCAGCTTCCTGTGTTTATTTTTTTCTGTGGACCAGCACAGTCACAGAAATAACGGGTATACAAGCTCCCTAAAGAGGACTTTCGCCCCTTTAGGTTATGCTTTTGTTTTGCCAATTTCTGGCAGTCAGTCTTTCGGTGCCGCTGGGTAGTACATCCAGTGCGTCACGTTGCCGTGTTCACTGAACTGGTCATCCTTCCCCTCAACAAACCACTGTCCGTTGCCATCGTGGATTTCATAGTGAGCATCGTGCTGGGTGCCATCTGCGCAGTATGCCCACACCTTCATGCTGGTTTCACTGGAGTAAACTTCATCGCCATCATGCCAGGTTTCATTGTGGGTGGGCGGTGGATCACTCGCCCGCCGCCATTCCGGTACTTCCACTACCGGTGCGCCGTCCAGTTCTTCGATGCAAACTCTAAATGCGCTCTGGATCATCGCATCCACAACCACGTTTCCCGTTTTTATTTCCATGATTCCCAACAGAATATTATTTCTGACCGGCAGGGCATCAATTATCATTCTTTCGCTCATTTGCTTTTTCCTTTCTTGCAGCGTGTCCCATATCAGAAAGATTTCTCTTCTTTGCTGCCACGCTTCGGATTTCTTTTCTGCATTCCTTGCAGTAGTGGGTGTTCGGACCGGCTTCATAGACCTTTCCGCACCTTTCGCAGATTTCTTTAACCATTGTTTTCTGCCCTCCAAAATTTAGTCATCGTTTCGGAGTACAGCTTGTAGCACTCTGGGCAAAGGTCAGTGTCTTTGATTGGCCCTTCTTTCCACGCCCTGAGAGCTTCCGAATAGCCACTTTTGTACCGATCCAGCATTATTTCTTTTTTGCAACGATCGCAAATTCTTATCTCGACATTTCTTCTCACTTTTTTGTTCTCCCGCCTTTTGCTTCCTTTTCATCACGCTTCGGCTCATGATCTGCGGTGGTTGTCAGCTTCACAGTGGGTTGCGGCTGATCCGACCGGTTCAGCGGCTTATCAAAGCTCACATTCGTCCAGTCGCCCTCCGGCTTATCGTGCCACGCCAGCGCATGACGGATACCCAGCCAGACCTGTTCTGCCCGGTACGGAATGCGCATACCGTCTTCGATAAGTGGGTGACAGGCAAACATCTGATAAGCTCTATCCATGTCGTCCTGCATCATGTTCCGATTTTCCAGTGCCCGGTAAAAATCTTCTTTTTCGTCCTCTGCGTTTTTGAATCGCTTTGCATCCATATCGGCATAGTGCTTCGCCATGCAGAGGTCTTCCGCAAGATCATTAAACTGGCCCATGTGCAGGCGCAGATACATCTCGCAAGCAGCCTGCACAGCTTCCGCCACCGGGCGGCTCATTGTCACCGTGACGGTTTCAACTTCCGCCGGTGTGTCTTTTTTCTTGTCCATGCCGCCACCTCAAATCCTGACCCAGGATGCACCATATCCATCTTTCACTACAGCGCCCTCTTTTTCAGAAAGAAACATTGCTGTTTTGAACGGAAAGTTCGCCGTACTGATCCCGGCTTCATCTGCGGATTCTGCCAAAATTCTGCATGGTCTGTAGTCGCACTCCATAACAACGCTAAGAACGTTCTCTTTCGCGGCTTCTTCAATCCGCTTTCCCAGAGCTTTTTTGAATACGTTCAGCTGGTCCAGTGTGACATCCTGTCTTGCCGCATCCGCAAGGAAGCATTCCACAACGGAGCTAAAGCCCAAATCTCCGTTGCTGTGCGGCTGGCTGTCAATTAGTTTTCCAGCCCACCAGCTAACTGCCTTTTCGATGGTTTCTTTGGTCAAGTTCATGATTCTTTCCGCCTTTCTTTAGAAAAGTTGTTCCATCTTTTTCGGCCACCGGCGCTGACTCCGTTCCAGCTTGCAGATCATCGCCGCCAGCTGGATTGCTTCAACCGCCATGTGGACGGCGCGGTACTGCATTTCCTTCAGGTCTTCTTTCGGGATTTGCAAATCGCCCTTAACTTCGTTCCACAGGCGTTCTTCAATCCACCTGTCCAGCAGATAGCGTTCCACTTCCGCTTCGCTCATTTCCTCCCGGATCACAGCCCACCCTTCATGTGCGCTATGGAACATCGGAAAATTCTGGTTTGCGGCTCTCAGCTCCTTTTTGACCAGCAAACGGACATCTTTTTCTACAGCATCCATTATTTTTCCTCCCGATTTTTAACTTGTGCGGTTTTCTCAGCCGCTTCCTGGTCGGCCAAGTCCTGCAAGTCATCGTGCATCTTTTCGATGATTTGTTTTTGTCGTCTGGACATCAGCTCCGCTATGATTTCGTCCAGATCATCCGCCACGTTGTCCTTGATATTCATAGGCGCAATCAGTGCCCGAAGGATCATGCCGTCCTTCACGGCATAGATGAACCGTTGCCCCTGATTGGCGGGGCGTACACAAATCTGCGCAAATTCCTTGTTCAGCTCGCCTTCCACCGGTTTCAGCAGTTCTGACCGAATGAACCCGACGCTGCCGTCAGGATTTCGCAACGCGATAAGTTCTTCTCCGTTGATAACGATCCGCGTCTTGATTTCAGAGGTGGTTCCTTCATGTTCCGGCTCGTCATCCCACCTCACGCCGTACAGTTTTCCGTCGATGGTGTATTCTTCATGGTAGAAGATGTTCTTCATCTTCTTCTGCGGAATGCCCAGCATAGCGCCCAGCTCTCCCGCGTCCTGTGTTCTTGGGTAGCCATCCATGCAGTAAAAGGCGCTCCCTGTGCCGATAAAAATTCTGCCGCCGTTGTTGATTACCTCGCAATGACCGCAGTTCTTGATCTGGGCAGCCAGTGCAGAAAGTTTCATCTTTTCACCACCTCCACGTCCGGCTCTCCATCTTCGATGAACTCAGGGTAGGCACTCTTTGCGTGTTTCCTTGCTTCGCGGACTGCTGCATTCGCATTTTTTGCTTCCAACTTATACGGCAGATACAAATTTTCCTTCGTATAGCTGTCAATGCCAAACAGCATGATACTGAACTTTGCCATCGTTTGCTCCCTTCTATTTATTTTTTCTGTCGGTGGGCATTTCCGGGCTTGAACCGGGCGGGGCCTTTCCCATGCTCATATAAAAAGAAGCCGCCGCGCCGGGCGGCTCCACGCTTTGTCTACGCTCATTTCCCCGTAGGCTGGTATCTGTTCACGCATTCCATATTTGTGCAAAAGCGTTCCGCGCCAATGATTTTTAGCGGTTTCCCGCAATACGGGCAAAACGTCGGCTTAGGTTGCGGTTGGCCTTCTCCCTCTAAACTCTGTTGCAACCGATAGAGTGCGCACATGAACGATCCCGGCTGCACATACAGTACACATCGTTCCCTTGCTCTGCAAATATCGCAATTCATTTTTTTTACCTCATCAAATACAGCCAGCAGAATTTCACCAGCGCCGCCGGGACAAGCACAGCCGCCACCAGCCAGAGAACAGCTGCCGCGATCACCAGCGCCGCGAAAATTCCGGTCGCTTCTATCTTTCCGATTTTTACTTTATGATCCATGTTTTTAGCCATTTCCCCTATCTTTGAAGTCCACAAATCGATCTTCTTCGTCTATCATGAACTCGTCGGCATTCCACGCTTCTTTGCAATCCAGACAGCACGCTGTCTGACATCCCATCGGACCCGATATGCTTCTCGTCCTTTTCTTTAGAAGTTTTCCATGCTTACCAAGTAACCGGTCATAAGAAAACATCCAAAAATCTGACACTACGATTTGTCCACCGCAAACCGGACAGGATTTGCGTTCAATCCCTTCGCGCATTCTACTCCCCCATTATGATCCAGACCCGGTGTTCACCGTATCCATCCCAGTTCATCGCATCCTCATGGTTGCCAGAAACAGCCACGTCCAGCTTGTTGCCCTGAATAGCTGCACCGCGATCCTGCACAACGCGCACGCCAATGCCTTCTATGTACAGAACCGTTCCAAATGGCAGGCTTTCGTCTGCCGCAACGGTCAGCCCCGCCGTCACCGGTGCGCCGCTGGCGGTGATGCCGTCGCCGGTGCCGCAAATGTGCGGGTATTCTTCTGTGCAGTACGCCGTACACAGAAATTCCCCGGCATATTCCTTTGTCAGTCCATCCGGCAGGGCATTTTCATTGGCGGCAGTCTGTAACTGGTCGATAACTTCTTCATCCTGAATTGCTCTGTCCTGCCAGTTTGCCAGACGGGCGGAATAGATAATACGCTGCCCTTCCAGATCATCAATGCGTCTCTGCATCACCGCAACTTTTGTGGCATTGACAATTTCCGCCGCAAAGAACAGTACCAGAATCGCCTTTGTTTTCGCTGTCATTTCCAAACCTCCTTTTCGTCACCGCGATTGGAAACTCTTCTATTTCACTTGCCCAGCGTGCCGTGCCTTTCCCGTATGTAGTCTCCCACACTAGAGGAAAGCCACCGATTCCGTCAAACAAGCTACCCAGCGTTGCGCCCGCCGGAAGGTATTGCTTCATTTTCTGGGCGATCCAGAACCATTGCGGAAGCGCGATGCTGTTTCCCAGTGCCTTATAACGCGGGCTGTCTGCCGCCTTGTGCTTTTTCCCTTTGGTGTCCGTCCATTCTCCAATGTCCGTCCACCCGTCCGGGTATCCTTGCAGGCGCTCGCACTCTGTCGGGGTTAGCCTGCGCACGATCCATTGTATCGTCTTTTCTATCACCGCTGCGTCGTGTCTTTCCGCGTACAATGTGCCCATTTTTTCCACTTCGTATCCAATTCCGTTCGCCTTTGCTCCTGCTTTATAGGTAAAGCCAGCGCATAGCCGTCCGCGTCGATACTCCAAAGCTACCGCCTGTGGGTCGTGCATTGTGGTCAACGTGCCGGATGTTTCTTTGCTTGCGGAAACATTCGTTTGCCCATTCCCAACGCCATAGCTCGCCGTCAGGATAGCGGTATAGTCCGTCACTCTGCTTTCGTGGTCCCCGGTAATGGTCGGCACTGTCTTGCCATCACCGTTTCCCCGTGCATCAAAGACCTTATACGCTACTGCCGGGCGGTCAACAGTGTTCAACGTGTAGCTCTGGTTTTCCTTCACGCCGGAACCATTTGCGCCGGCCGTTTCAGAGCGATCAATAATGTTTCCTGCTAGGCAATAGACCGGCTGAAAAAGGGTCTGATCCTGTAGCGTCGAAAGTGTTCCTGTTTTTTCGGTCTGCACCAGTGCACCTTTGCCGCCCCCGGCACAGCCTGACCGGATTTTCAAGGTGTAGGCTTGCCCCCCCTGCTGGCCCACCATTCGATCATTTCCAGCAGGGCGGTTTCCAGCAGTTCTTGTAGCTTCTTGCCACGTCGGGATGCTCTGGTCAGGATGCCCCGGCAAGCTTTCGCGCTCAAATAGTATTTCTCCGGCACGTCCACCTGCAAAATCCACGACAAGAGCGATACGTTTTCTTCTCTGGGGCACTCCCCAATATTGAGCGTCAAGCTGTCGCCAAGCCAGAGACCATCCATTTCCGGCGATTGCTCCGGCTTTGCTCCATCTGCCCCCCCCTCGGAGGTCTAGGAATTGAAGCGTCTGGTTCTTCCACGCGGGCAAGTTCTTCCAGCACGGCGCGGAAGTCTTCTCCGCCGTTTGAACTGAACGCTCCGGGAACATTTTCCCAAATAACGACAACTGGATAACTTCCATGTGTCGCCCTCCTCATTTCTTTGATGATCCGAACTGCTTCCATGAACAATCCCGACCGTTCTCCCGCAAGTCCCGCCCGCCGCCCAGCAATGGAAAGGTCTTGGCATGGGCTGCCGAAGGTGATGCAATACACGGGTTCTATCTGGTCGCCATGTATCTTTGTGATATCTCCAAGGTGGATCACTTCTTGTCACCCCACCTTGCTTTATGGGGTAAGTCCTGGCACGGGCTGCTGCCGATCAAATAATCCGCCACAATTTCGCCATCTTCTGCCCACTTCATTCCCAGAAAATCCGCAACGCCGAAACTGCCGTCTTCGCAGCAATGCGTTTCTTGTACAAGCGGTTGGTTTTCAAGTTTCTTCAACGGCCCAATTCCACTGGCGGTAAACGCCGCATTTGCCGTTGCGGTCCAGGCTGTCTCTTTATCACCAGTTCCGCCGTTGGTGAAGGTCTTCCCGCACAGCCTGCACCTGAACGTCATGTAGTACCCTTTCATTGTTCTTCTCCCTTCTGCTTTTTGTTCTTGCACGGGTGGCCGGAATCGAACCGGCTTGCCTGCCGCTGGGGGATCAGGACGGCAGGCAACTTCCTTACTACACCCGCATATCAAAACCCACCGCGCAAGAGAGGTGGCGCGGTGGGGCGACCCGTTGCGGTCGGGTCTGCTGCCTTTTGCCTGGGCAATTGGGACAGGGCGTTTCTGCGCTCACGCTGCGACGTGCCGTTCAGCTTATGCCGGACTGCCATGCGGGCACGGTTTAGGAAATACGGACAGGTCGGATTTTCACCGCCTTATACGGAAGGTTAGCGCTGCTTTTTCAGCATCCGTATTTCCCTGCCAGTTTTGGAAGATGAAACCTTGACCGGCTTCCATGGAATATGCGAGCAAAGCGGCGCAGGCGGGGTTCGACCCCGCTCCCAGCGTGCTGCGGGCACACCCTGCGCCATATAAAAGCCGCCCGGCCTTCACACATGACAACTGCTGCTTATCTGCTGAAAACTCTGGCCGGGCGGCTACATTCAGTTTGTTTTGTGGTGCGTCACACTGTATTCTTCGCATTCCTTGTTGTACCCGTCGCAGGGCGCGCACCGCTGCGACGTGATACGGAACGTGTGTTGGCACTGTTCGCCCTTCTTCGGGGCTGGATGGGTCTTTGTGGACCTCGCAAGATTTTTCATTTCTTTTGCTTTATATAAATAAGTAGCAGTGCCCAGCGGCACCGTGTTCAGATGGAGCTTTGGTTGAACCCTGCGTGTCCGGTAACGGCGCTTGTTGTGAATGGCCCATCCGGGCGTTTCCGGCTGCAAAAGCGTGTATGTCAAATCGTCCAGACCTTCACAGAAACGTTTGACGGCCTCTGTGATTTTCTCAAACGAGTCTATAACTATCTGGCGCATTTTCATCAAATCGCCCACCGGTTCTTCGGACCATTCCCGCGTGCCGTGCTCAGGATCGGTTACTATCATGCGCTTCCTTTTCCTTCCGCGCTGCAAACTGTGCAGCGCCTTCCGGGTATCTGGTGGGCTTCCCGGTCATGTCTGCCGTTGCGGCAAACTCCCGGAGTATCGCAAGCAGCGGCACACTGACAACGCCTGTTACTTTCGCCATAGGATCAACCTCCGTTCTGGTCTTTCCGTGCCTGCTTGTCCACCGCACTGATGATGTGCTTTACCACTTCTTCCATGGGCATATCACCTGCCGGGACCTTGAACATCACGCCCTGCGCCTGACCCGGGGTTTTCTTTGCCTGCTTCATTGCATCTGCAATAATTTTCTCCATCATGCTGTCCATGTCGCCGGGCTGGCTGGCAGAAGGATCATTCCGCTTTTCTGCCGTGTCGGCAGTGGCAACAGGTTCAGCAGCAGGCGCGTTGCCATACTCGCGCTTCCACATGGATTCAAACAGCGCGTCGATGATAGCTTTCGCCGTGGACATGACGGCTTCTGCCTTCTTGCGGTTGCCGTTGCTGGTGTCTGTGATGGTATGTGCAACCGCTGCGGCTGCCATAAAAACCTGATTCGCGCTGTCTCCCATTGTTTCCATGCTGAGCGAAGTTTCACTCTTCATCTTCACGACCAGCTTCGCAATGCTCTTGCCCATAATGAACTTCCTTTCTTTTCGGTGAATCTTCGGTCTGGTGGAGCATTCCGGGATTGAACCGGTTCCGGGGCTACACCCCCGGACGCGCCTGCATACTCCATAAAACGGGCGGCTTGACAGGCTGCCGCCCACCCATGCGGGCCGCCCTATGTATTCTTTCAGTCCTCAGTAGGCAGGACCCCCGACTGTCGGAATGGCCGGGGCAGCCGTCTGCGTCCCCACGTTTCCGGCTGCATGGTGGGCGTGATCCGGTGCGCCCAGACCGTCGCCGTCAATCTCGCGGGTCGATACCGCCCACCGCCACAAAGACGATCAGCAGGAGCAGCCACATCAGCACCACCGTCCCGCCGCAGAACGCCGGTGTTGCCAGCACCCAGCACAGCAGAGCGGTCAGGATCACAGCCAGAACCAGCGTTCCCGCCAGAATTGCGATCAGCATAATCAGGATCATCTGTTCTTACTGTTGTTCATGTTCCTTCCGCTTCCTGTTCCTCTCGATCAGATTATCCAGCTCTTCCCGGGCCTTCTGCTCTTTCAGCAGTTCATCCAAGCGCCAGTACCCGTATGACTTGCCCGCCGCGTCCGCCTTGCGCACATCGGCGGTCAGTGGATCAGCGGGCGGGTTCTTATACTTCTTGCGTACCCGTTCCGCAAATCGTTCTGCGCAAACGGGGCACCGCCGGGCGGTGACATTATTTGAAAGGATCACCGCCCCGCAGTCAACGCAGGTCTTGATTATCACCGGTCCATTCCCCCTTGTGGTTCTGGATGTAGCGCCGGATATCCTCCGCAAACTTTTTGCGCTTCCTGCGCTCTATCACTTCAAAGATGGTGTACATCGCCGCACACACCACGACGACCGCCACCGCCGCCGCGCCCATCATCTGGCACGCTCCCGCTTCAGCTGCTTTTCCAGCTCTAAGCGTTCGCACTCCCAGCGATACCGCCGGACGCGTTCCTCCAGCAGGTTCACCTTCTGTTCCAGCTTCGTGGTGTAGCTGATGCTGCACCAGCCCCATGTCAGCAGGGCGGCAATTGTGACGATCAGCGCAAACCACGCCACCGGCTCCCGTGCGGCTGCTTGGGCGGCATCCACACCGTAGAACCACATGATAAAGTTCCTCATGCCGGTTCGCTCTCCTTTCTGTCTTCCTGTGCCTGTGCGCCAGCCTTTGCCAGCTTCATGCCCTGAACCACGCCTGCGATATAGGTTGCTGCTTCCGGGTTCTCTGCCAGCAGTTCGGCCATTTCCTTACTCTGGCTCTTGTCCTTCTCGCTCATTCTTTCTCACGCTCCTTTGTTGTCCGCTCCTTCCTGCCGTGATATAATCAGGGCAGGAAGGAGGTATTATAGATATGTGGGTCTACGATTCGCCCATCGGCCCGCTGTACATCGTCCGCACGGATGACGGCCAATACGGATTTTTGTACGACGGCATTATCTGGGAAGCCTGTCCAACTCCGCAGATTGAAGCTGACAACGTGTACTGCCGTGCCACCGGCTGCGCCGCTGCTTCCAATTTGAAAGAGCTTCCTCACGACTTGTCGGAGTGGACGCACGTTTCCAGATAATCTTCCCGCGCCCGGTCGAGCACTTTCTCTGCGTCGTCCGGGCGAACTTTGTTTTTGCGGAACAGCCGCACGATGATTTGCGCCATTTCCTCACAGACTTTCTCCCGGTATTCAAGGTCAACGTCTGCAATGCGCGGATCGTATAATGTCGGGTACGCTTCCAGAAACGCTTCGCTGTCCAGCATGACCTCCATCATCTTCATAATGAGGTCGCGCTTCAACTTCGGTGTTCTGTTCAGCTCTTCTACAATGTGTTCAGGTTTCAGTGTCACGTCTGCTTCACCCCCTTTCTGTCGCTCTCGTTGTATCCACTGTTTACTTTACACGCCCATTATAATATCCATTGCCAACATTGTCAAGCTTTTTCTGTTTTATTTTGTTGACACTGGATACAGTTTGCTGTATACTTCTATTGAAGGAGGTGAAAAAAATGGATTCTCGTATCAAACAGATTCGCCTTTCCTGTGGTCTTACCCTTGAAAAGTTTGGTGAGCGCATCGGTGTCACCCGTGCGGCTGTAAGTAAATGGGAAAACGGTGACCGCAGTATTGCGGATAGCATGGTTGTTTCCATTTGCCGCGAGTTCAATGTCAGCGAACACTGGCTCCGCACCGGCGAGGGTGAGATGTTCGAACAGACCCGGGCAAGCGTGCTGGATCGGCTGTCCACGGAATACGATCTGAGCAGGGAGCAGCGTTCCGTAATTGAAGCGTTCCTTGATCTGGACCCGCAGGAACGGGACGTGATCCTTAAATATGTACATAAGGTTTACGACAAGACGCACCCCGCACCGGCACCCCGCCGGGTGAATGTGCCCGATGATGTGGCCGCTGCCGTCGTCAACGTGCAGGACGAGGTCGCCCGGTACAACGCCGAGCAGGCCGACGAGGCGGCCAGTGGGGGAAAAGAGTTTTCTTCCACAGGCTAGTTCTGGACTATGCCGCAAAGCTCTGGCGCGAAAAGCACCAGCATTAACCGCACAAAAAGAAAAAGCCCACCGGGTGACAGGCCCGGTAGGCTTTTTCGTGTATGCATATAATGAATGTGAGGTGTCTTTATGGGTTTACGTTTTCGCAAAAGTATTAAGATTGCTCCCGGTGTGAAACTGAACTTGAACAAGAAAAGCACAAGCATCAGCTTCGGTGGAAAACACAGCGGCGTTACGGTCAACTCCAAGCGCGGTGCCAGCTACCGTGTTTCTGCACCCGGAACTGGTTTAAGTTATACCGGTAAGATTGGCGGTTCCAGTAAGAAGAAATCTAACTATTTGTATACGGACTACGATTACGATGATTCTTATGAAGATTACGATGTCGATTCACCTTCCGCCGATTATTCTTCGTATCATAGTTTCTCTGTTGCTCCTGATTCTGATCCGGGGCCTACCCTTTTTCAGAGAATGTTCGACCCTGAATATTTTGTCCCTGAAACATGGTTTGGGGTTGTTGGCTACTGCCTTCGCTATGGCGTTCTGCCCATTCTCGTTTTTCTGTACCTTGTTTTCTATGCACAGCCCCTTTGGCTTGCAGTGATTTATGCAGCCATTCGCATTCTTCCTGTTCTTTCCTGTATTGAGATCGTCCAGAAACAAAAACTTCGTTCTGGTAAGTAGTGCTTATATTTCGTTCTGTTTTCGTCTAACAACCTGCGCTTTTAGACGAAAGACGCAGGTTGTTAGACGATACTCATGTATTCAACTTTTCAGCTGTGGAAACATTCTAATTTTCTGAAAGGTGGTATTTATGCCTCACAAAAAGAAACTGCAAGAGGTAGGCGGTCGGCGTCTGGTGGCATACTATCGCTACTCCGGCGGCAGTCATCAAACGGAGCAGTCCATTGAGGGCCAGCGCCGGGACTGCGAAACTTACGCCCGTATCCATGGCATGGTCATCCTGCATGAATACATTGACCGGCATATCTCCGGCAAGACGGACGACCGCCCGGAGTTCCAGCAGATGATTGCCGATGCCGGGAAAGGGATGTTCGACTATGTGATCTGCTGGAAAACAGACCGCATTGCCCGCTCCCGGTATGACAGCATCATCTATAAAAAGAAGCTCCGCGACAACGGCGTGGAGCTGCTCTATGCCGCAGAAGCCAACGTTGAAGGTTCCGGCGGTATCATCGTGGAGGGCTTGATGGAAGCCCTTGCCGAATACTACTCCGCCGAACTGGCCGAGAAGGTGCGGCGCGGTATGCGGGAAAGTGCCTTGAAGGGCAAGGCTATTGGCAGTTCCCGCCCCCTTGGCCTTACCGTGGACAAGGACAAGAAGTATATCATCGACCCTGCCGGGGCTGCCGCTGTGCGGTATATCTTTGAGCAGTACGCCGCCGGGGCTGCGTCCTCTGCTATCGTTGCACACCTGAATGAACAGGGCTTGTGCACCAGCCGTGGCAACCCGTTCAATAAATCCAGCGTGGTGCGCATCATCCAGAATGAGGTGTATCGGGGCGTGTATGTCAGCCCCAAGTTTGACGTGCGCATTGAGGGCGCAGTACCGGCCATTATTGACGACGATCTATGGGAGAGGGCGCAGAAGATGTTTATTCGTAACCGCCAGAGCCGTTCCCCGCGCAATGACCGCGCGGACTACATCCTGTCCGGCAAGCTGTTTTGCGGCGAGTGCGGCACTGCCATGAAGGGCGTGTCCGGCCACAGCAGCAACGGCGAGGTGTACTTCTACTACAACTGTCCGTGCAAGGACTGCCACCGCCGGAACATCCCGAAGGACGAGCTGGAAGGTCTGGTGATCCGCACCGTCTGTAACGACGTGTTGCAGCCGGACGTGATGGATCGCATTGCAGACAGTGTGATCGAAGCCCAGACCGCCGAACTGAACCAGCCCAACCCGGAGAAGGAAGCATTGCAGCACGAGCTTGCCGACGTGCAGCGCAAGGCAAAGAACCTGCTGTCTGCATTGGAGAACGGCACCGCCGGGGCTATGCTGACCAACCGCCTTGCCGAACTGGAACGGCAGGCAAACACGCTGTCCTATCAGCTGTCGTCGCTGGAATCTGAGCCGAAGTTCCCGGTCTTCTCCAAGGAAGAAATTCTGTACCTGCTGGAACAGTTCCTCATTGCCCCCAGCGAGAAAACCAAGGCATACCGCCGCCGCCTGATCGACACCTTTGTCAGCAAGATCGAGGTGAGCAACACGGAACTGACCATCTATTTCAACATTGCCGAGGAAGATTGTGGAAAAATGAAAAAAACTCCCCAGTCGAGCCAGTCCAAAGACTGTTCGACTGAGAAGCAAATGGTCCGAGTGGCGAGAATCGAACTCACGGCCTCTTGAACCCCATTCAAGCGCGCTACCAAAACTGCGCTACACCCGGATATCGACCGCCGC